GCTGACGACTTACAAATGGGGCATTAGGGTCAGTCAATCCTGTTTGCGTTAATTGATTAGGTCGTCCGAATTGAAACTGTGCGCTTCCCATTGGTGGCTGTGGTTGCCCATTGGTTGAACCGCCCATCGGCATTGCAGATTGAAAAGGTTGAATGGCTCCAGTAAGCGGGTTGCGTGTGACCATTATAAAAGCCCTCCTAATCCGCCTAATGCCGCGCCGAACATCGCGCCCGTGCCGCCCCCGAATTGTCCGCCAAGCGACGCACCGCCCAACGCACCACCTAGCACGTTGGCACCCGTGTTATTAAAGTACGGCTGACTGGTTGCTTTCGTTCCGCCAAATGAACCGCCTTGTGTGGCCGTCAAAAAGTTCTGCAATTTATATTGTGGCTTTTCTTGTTCGAAGTTGAACCGATTGATGTCCCCCGCTAACTCAGCATCCGTCTGCCCTTGGAATCCCTGACCAGCCCTAGCCAGTTGAGCAATATCGTTATAGTCCGCTTGGCCCAACGCATCAGCCGAGTTCATTGTATTTAATTGATTCTGGCGTTCTGTATTATATAAGTTTGAACTCATCTGTGCGCCGATATTGCCCAAGCCCTGAACAAGATTTTCCTGCGCGATCGTATTTTGATCGGTAAATGCCGGTGACCCGTATCTACCGGCTTTTTCAAAAGACGATGCGATACCTGGCGCAACTGCACGGTTGTAGTTTCTGGTGATGCCTTGAGACGCCGCATCAAGTGCAGATTGGAAAAAAGGGTTGCTGTTTGGCGACATAAAATCACCAGCCATCGTTGCGCTCGCAACATCTTGCGCTTGGTTCAAAAGTGGGTTGCCACCTTGAGCCCGTGCCGCCTGAAGTTGAAGAGCTTGGTCCGTTAGCTGGTTCATCGGAGCAACGGTGCTATCTGGGTAATATTCTGGCGTAGCAGAATTGTAAAGATTCTGAGCCTCTTCAAACCCTTTTTCTAAATACGGTTGTTGCGATTCCCACGGTGCGGAACTCGAATTTGTAACCGTATTCCCCGCCGGTTGACCCCCGCCGCCACTTCCACCAACACTAGCCATTGTTTTTCCAATCCTTAAAAGTTTCACCGTGTCGCTGGTGATAAAATGCATTAATTTCTTTTGCGACTTTAATTGCGTCGCCGCCGCACATTTCAGAAACGACAGGGACTATTTGTTCCATCGCTTCTCGATACACATACCCAAACATTTGTACGCTTTCGTCTTCACTTTTCGCCCACTCGTTAGACCCGTTCCATTGCACCATCGCCATCAAATGCAACGGACAAAGGCTGGTTGAATTAGCCGCGAAGAAAGGGTTCATCGGCAGATCAACCAACGCCATTTTCAACATCAGTGTCATTTTATCTGACGACGTAGTGTCGCCATCAACGAAATCATCTGCAATTTGAGAGATTTGACCCAAAGTCTTGAGATACGCCATCGCTTGCGTATTGCCCTGGCACCACTTGAGCAGAAGCTCCTTTTCAGCATTATGCGAAAACACAGTATGTAAATGTCCTGGTTGTGACGCCCGAATTGGCGTGTGTAATTGTAAATTGTCCAGCCGTTGCGCGGCTGCTTACATACATGGTCGCGCCATACAATTCAGTCGCCGCAGCGGATGTCGTGGGCATAAAACCTATGAAGCTATCGGGGCCGACCCGCATATCTTGCACCACCGTTGTTGCTGTTGACGCGGTCAATGTTACGGTTGATACGCAATTAACTTTGCCGTTTATGGCACGGTTTGCAGCTTCAGCATTGAACCGGCGATGCTCTTCTTCGTTCCCCCAATAAACCGGTGACAGGGGGAAGTTTGTTTGTGTCATCGACGCCCTCGCGCCTTCCATTTCACTTCAATGCCGCGAGCGGTATTAAATCCCCCGGTGATGTTAGCCCTTATGCGATGGAACCAACTATCCGAGCGAACACCGGCATCACCGGTGCCGTTTAAAGTAATTGCATCGTTAAATGCGACAGCGTTGGATTGAGCGTCTCGATATCCGGTTTGAATCGTCGTAGTTGCAGCAATCCCAGTGACAAATGGCTTTACGTTTGTCAGGAGTGAGCGGCGTCCAGGCAGGGGTTGGAACTCGCCAGTTTCTAAAACCGCGTCAGCCGCCAAACCGTTGAAATATGCAAGCTTGTGATCTTTGTCCATCGCGCCCAAAAGAAGCCGGTTACCAGACCAGATCGCGTCATCAAGAGAAAACGGAACAGCATCAATGCTGCCGTAGATACTATCAAGATTATCAAGCGTGACAGCAGTTGATGTCGCCGTGAATAAAAGTTCAGTGTCAAATTCAGCCGTGGACCATCGATTGTTGACATAGTCAAAAATGATTGCTTTGTCGTTGTAACTGTCATTTGCTATCGCCGCGGACGTGTAAGCCCAAAAGACATACTTACCAACAGGGTCAACACCCGCAGTCATCTTAGAAATATGAGCCGGTGATGCATCATTGAAAAAGAAACGATCAATTTTATTAGTGCCGATCGGAGTTGATGACGTGCCGTCTGTCACCATAAAACCGTCTTCTGAAATATAAAACGTGTTCCGGCCAACAGTGGCGGCACCACGCGGTGCTGCTAAACCACGGCCAGTCTCTATCTCTGAAAAACTCCATATGAGTGGCGTCCCCTGGTATGTCATGCGCCAGATGGATCGTTCAGTCATAATCGTCGCATATTCACCACCGACAATGTGTTGAACTGGCGATTGACCCGCCGAACCAATTAGCTCTTGTGAGCCGGATTGGGTTGCTATGCTTGCGCCCCAAGAAGCCGCGTTATCCAAGGCTGACCATCTGACCTTGTGAGGCAGTAGTGTCCCGCTTTCATTTAAGTTAGCACTGACAACAAAGCCCCCAACCACTGCCAGGTGTTTGGCTTTGGGGGGGGAGCCACCTAGCACGGCAAAGGCGGATGAGCTGCCTAGCGTCCAGGTTTGCATAACATCAGTAAAGTTCGTGGCAATCACGGTGTTGCCAAATTGGACAAACGCCCAATGGTCATCAGCCGCGACAGTGTAGTTTGCAGATATACTCACATCAGCAAAAGCGGCGACAGCGAGCTTATAAATTTTAGTCGCTGACCCGACAAAGTTTAAAATGGTGCCGTCGTCTTCTTTAGATGAAAAAGCACCCAGAGCTTTTGAGTTAATTGCGTTTGTTGAAAACACGCCAAGCGATGGCAATGGATGGTATCCACTTGCACTTGGCAAGACGTTATGCGCGACCGTGCAACCTGACACCTCCGGCGGCAAGTCTGGGGTTAGCTCACCGAACTCAATCATGTGGTCAACGCCGTAACTGCGATTGGCGATCCACTAAGCGCCTCGTTGGTGTCTTCAAGTTGCAGATCAGCCAAAGCCTCATCAAATTTGCTTTTCCAAATTGGAATGCGCTCATCGTTCTGCAAAAACGGCTCGGCCTCTAAAAGAGCGCCATAAAGTAAAACTTGCGGCGATGATGTGATTATGAAGTTTGTCTCATTCGATGAACTGAGGGCATCCAGTTCTTTATAATATATGCCAACAATATCGTAAGCCGAATCTGGAAAAGGTCCAAAAATAAAGTTTGTTCCTTCCCTGGCAAAATTAACGGGCTTCGCCGTGGCCGATCGCGTTTTATGATTCTCATAGATAAACGATAAATTTGTGCGCGTTAAAGGCTGAATGGGCGCACCGTCAACATATGCGTTCTTCATCTCCAAGTAGCCCGTTGGAACGGGAATAACGCCACTAGAGATCGTGGAAGTGAAAGCTGTTTCCATATCAGAGACTCTAAGCTTTCGATACAGCTTTTTTTCTGCAAACGCGACAAAGTCGATGATCTGACTTGTCAGGTCTGAGCGGTCAAGCCAATCGGCAACCGCTGCGACTAACGTGGTGTGACTAGAAATGGCCATTTACATTTGTCCCGCTGATGTCTTCAAAAACCGATTATCTGGATCGTTAAGCTTGCGGCGCAAATACGCCGTTCGCTCTGGACCCTTTAAACTTAGAAAGTTCACGCCGTCCGCTTTCATCCATTGTTCGATGACGACTAAGGGGATCGAAGCAACGCGACGCATATCGCCCGACTTCGAAAACCCTTTGGTGCCGTCATTCGCCAACTCTTTATTTCTATCAAGAATTGGTTGAACGTCCTGAGTACGCTTAATGAACATCTTATCGTCTTGTTCATCATGCAGCATCTCAGTCTTGATTAAGCCGTCGTCATCAAGAAGTTTCATTCAACCGCCTTCTAGCGGAGTGATGACAATTTTAGCTCCAGACGCATTTTGTATGTATGCGATGTGGGTAAAGCCTTGAACGTTCATGAAGACTGCATCGCCTGGCTGAACCAGGATGTCGTTTGTAGTTGCCGCCGTGCCTGTAAGAACAGGCTTAACGTGCGCGGCAGCTAAAGCGGCGATCCTAATATATTTAGCTGTGGCACCGTCGGTAGAGTTTGGGATCGCAACCTCGGCGGACGTGCCGCCAGAAGTTACTAACGCCCCGGCGGCACCATTTTGGAAATGACGCATTTGCTTCTCTCCTATCGACGGATTGTGATCATGCCGTTAACGACAATCGTATTTGTGGACGCGCCGGTCGTTTCAATTTCCAGCAAGTCGCTTTCTTTGACTTCGTTCAGAGCGGTGGGAATAGCTGAGTCCAAATCCCCAGCGGCTGATGAACCGTGGGCGATTGTGACGACGCCGCCGGTAACAGCGACCGTGTTAATCTTCGCGGTCAATACAGCGGGGGCAGTGGCAATTGTGCCATTAAGAATGGTTTCAATTTTGACGATCTTCCCGCCATCTGGGACAGGGATATAAACCTGACCGGCTGTGGAAACGTCGTTGATTTGGAATGGGATAAAATAGTCGTTTAATGTACGCATGAAGGTAACTCCTAAAGATGCAAAGATGCCGTCACCCACTTCTGGGCGTTCTGGCTGCTTAAAAAGAAAGGGGCGCAGCCATGACAGCTACGCCCCCTCAAGGGTCACAACAGGGAGATGTTGTTGGTTATGAAGTCGTTAAGTCAGCAACAAGGCCGGAAGCCTTTTGTTGACGTGACAGCAAAGTCATCTCAACTAGCATTTGACGCTTTTCAGAGTCGCCAGTTTTGCTGAGTTCTTTTTGCTGGAAAGGACGCAAGTAGGAAATTTCCCACATACTCTTATCAAGTACGTAAGCGTCACGATCACGACTGAAGCGATTTGGTGTTATTTCTAATGCACCGAACAATTTTGTTATCACGGATTTTTTAATTACCGTTTCTATATGTCGCCATATAGTTCAGACTATATCATCACCGCATTTGCGGTGTTCTGCGCTCTTGGGCTTTTACCGTCCGGTCTGGACTCCGTAGCCTAGTCGTTGAACCTTCAACCTGTTCCCAGGGAGCTTGGCTGCTGATTGTCTCAGAGAGAGTTCCCAGCAATTCACAGAATTTTTAAAGTCAGACAATTAGTGCAGTCTATCAGACTCGTAGACATCGATTGAAGCAGTCAATCGCTTGTCTTCGCCTTTATCAAAACGAGTGCTATTGCCGGTGAAACCAGAAATAACAGTCTTGTTGAACGGTCCTACCATCACGCATGAAGGCTCACCGCCTTCAGTCCAGCAAGATTGGATGACACTTTTTAAAAGCGTCTCAGTGAGTGCGCGTTGGGTTCTATCGGTACGAGCATCTGTACCATTGCCGGTTGGGCTACCATCACCACCAGCGCCGAAAGAATCATTTGTGGTGATCCAAGAACCCAAAGAACCGAACTTACGGGCTGTAGATGCGTTTCCCGCAACTTGAGCTTGGTTCGCGCATAGAGTTGCCTCAATGTCGCGTTTTAGCTCTTTGCCTTTTTTGGCGACTTGATACGCAAGTTCAGATTTTCGGCCAGCCTTGTTAATGACTTCTTGAGTGCCAGTAATAACGACAGTCTTATCTAAAATTTGCGAGTAGTTGCCTACCCTAGTGGTGGCTACGGACGCATCAAGCGTCGCTTCGTCACCCTCTATAACCGCATTATTAGTTGCGGCTGCAGCAAGTTCATCTAATTGCCACTCGGTATAAGTGGCCGTTGCTTTGCCCTTATCGCACATAGATTGAAAAGGGAAATCCATTGGTGAAATATTGTGGATAATATCCGACAAGCTTTCACGGTTGCCTTTCGAATCATATGAATCAAAAGTTCCAGTTGGTTGTGCCATTGAAGGTCACTCCTATAGTAAATCGGCAATCGCGGCGGCGGCGTCATTCACCGACCCACTCGACCTTGCCCGTTTCATTCTGACAGCGGCTCCTTCAGCATCTCGGTCAACCTTTGGACGTGGACTTGTTGGCCGGACAACACGCGGAAGTTTCGCAACTTTCTTCGTTTGTCCTGGGGCATTGCTTTGCAACTCACGCCACCTCATCGCATCGCTAATGAGTTGGACGTGTCTGGCATCAGCTACTGATGAAATTTCATCATCGGAAAAGCCGCCGTAGTTGGTCCGCATAAAAGTGCGGAGATCGCCACGTAACTTCTCGCCCTTCTCAGGATCAACGAAGTCAGGCATTACCTCACTAAGTTGCGCTTGCTGATTTGCAAGAAACTCATTGTGTTGTTCTTGAGTTTCATGCTGTCGTCGTTGCTGTTCGACCTGCAATTCATGCTGAGAACGATTTAACGCCTCAGTTTTTCGTTGATGGTCTGCCCACTGCGCGGCAAATTCGATCGGGTCTTCGTCTCTCAACGTTTGCCAATCAATTGCTGCTTCGTTTGCCAACTCGTTCCCCGCCTGTGCGGTTAACTGTTGAAGACTGTTAAAATATTGCTGTCTCTCAGTTTGAACCGCCTCGCGCATTTGATCGCGCTCCGCAGCCAAATCTCGACGTTCTGCGGAAAGCACTTCGGTTTTCCGCGTATAGTCAGCCTCACGCGAATAGCTTTTCTGAAGTTCATCAAGGGTAACTTGTTGCTTATTGCCACCAGGTAAGGTGACCTCAACAAGCGTCTCGTAGGAAATTTCAGAGGCATCTTCGTTTTCGGCTTCGCCGGTTTCATCGGCTTCCAAAGTTTCAGTTTCAGAATCGGCTTCTTCTGCTTCTTCTTGCTCCTCATCTTCGGGGGGCTGTTCAGGTTCGGGTTGCTCTGGCTCATCACCAAAATCCAATAATCCTTCGACAGCTTTTGCAGTTCGCATCGTGTCGCTTACTGCTACTTCAACAGCTTCCGGCGATGCCGGGGTCACCGTTTCTTCACTCATATTAACGCTCCATCTAGGGGACGCGACGTATCTCTACGTTGCTTGTAAGGTGCGTTACGCCCTCTGTTCATATGCTTCGAACTATTCGAAACTTACATTCTGTGCGTCGCCGTTCAGCACTTTCAAATCGTGCTGGGCGATTTCGCCATCACTGATGGCAATTTGTAAAACGTGCTTAAATCTTGGTAATAGGTTGACCAAGCGCCAGGCATCTTCTCGCCCGTCCGCATTGTCGCAACTCTTCCAAGCATCGATTAACGCTGTCTCAAGCGCCTGGACCCCTTTATCGAAAGCGGGGTTATCAATAATTTGTTTGGCCATCGCGCCGTCATGGACCTGATCAGGTAAGCTCATTGTTAATAAGCCCCACGGTCGCCAGTGTCGTTACCGTCATCAGTTTGCCCACCAGAATAGCCGCCAAATCCACCGCCACCATCCGAGTATTCACCACCTCCGTAGGTTTCTTGGGCTAGATTCATTTGCATATCTCTTAGTTCACGCTGACGCTGTGCTTCAACGGCTGTCAGTATTGGGGTGAGTGGCATAGATGTGATGGGAGTGGGAGTTAAGCTCTGATAATTTGGGTCTACTGGTGGCCCTGGAGTATATCCAGGGGGGACACCTTGCTGACTATTATGCATTTTATTAACATCGCTGCGTTGATTGCGAACTGCTTGCTCGTTAAATAACGATTGCAATTGGTTCCCCGCCATCGCGTTTGCGAGTGCGGCGGCGGGACTCAATGCCGCCCTGGCAAAAGACTTAGGACCAGACAGGTAGCCACCTGTCATGTTGTGTACGCCTCTAAGCGCACTGTTGTTTTCTGGATTGTGCTTATCGTCCATTGACGATGATAGTTGTTGGCTTAACTCTTCGTCCGTTAATGAATATAAGCTTGTGGGCTCATTTCCTGTGCCGTCCCATCCTTCACCACCTTGGTCTTGAAAACGGCGGCGAGGCGCGAAGGGGGTTCCAGCCGCTTGTGTTGCGGCGACGACCTCTTCATTGACAACTTCAGGCGTTGGCCGATAAGGCGCATTGGGATGGTCTGGCAAATTATATCCAGGGTTTACGAACGGGTCAGGAGCAACGAATGGCTGGGCTAAAATACCCGCTCTCGCTTCGCGCCAAGGATCAAGAATACCCATCAGTTTAATTCCTTATGTATCATTCAGAGTCCTCAACATTTACGGTCACATTGGTTTGCCGGTCGGATCGATCGATCTCTTTATCAACGGCATCTCGTTCAGCTTTCTGACGCTCAATGTGCGCCTGGACTTGAAGCCTTGTTGCACCAGCTTCAGCATCGGCAGCAATCTTCGCCGCCGTCTGTTCCATTTGGCTCGCCATCTTTTCGCGCTCTAGCATTGCATTGATCTGCATCTTTTCACGTTCCAAGCTGGTCTTGGCCTCAAGCTCATGCATTTGGTGTTCGTGTTCAGTCTCCATCTTTTTTAATTGGACTTGGAGTTTTTCACGCTCAATCTGAATCTGTGATTCCATAAACATTTGATTTGGGTCAGGCTTTGGCTCTGGTTGATCTGAACCATCTGAAGCGGGTGGCGTGAAATAAGCCGTCGCATCTTTAGCACCGGCTGTCTCCGTTAGTTTTTTAAGAGCGTTATAAACATTCTTGCGCGAAACTAGAGAGCCTGGGCCAAGCCCCATTTGACTTGCAAGCTTTTCCTGAGTGCTTAGAACAAGTTGCATTAACTGCGCTTGTTCTTGTTCGCTTCCAGAGCCGAGCCCAACATTGATTGTAATGTCGTATTGGGTCTTCCAGTTTCGCGGGTCCATAGGAACCCATTCATTTCGGATACGGACGATTTGTTCTTGTTGTTGATGAGTGACAACCAGGCGCAATATTCCAGCAAATAGGCTTTTGATACCGCCCTCGGCAAATAATCTAGCGATCATAAGTATGCGCTGTTGAGCCATTCCCATGATCAGATTTACACCCGTCGCGGTCTGGTTTAGTGCTTCGCTGTCTAGCCCCTGGTTGTACTTCGTCACGCCGGTGCGTTCTTCTTTGACCGCGTCGGCATATTCTAATGCTTGTAAAATTGATCCGCCAACCGGCTGTGAAGTCAGTGGCTTAATCATTCCGGGTTGCTTTGTCCTTACAATACCGCCAGGACGTGACGACATCATGTCTGACATATTGACCAAGCCTTCGACTACTTCATGTCGTTGGTTGTTGGCTAGGTGGACGTTGTCTAGAAGGTTACGCCATAAGCTGGTTTTAATTCTTTGGAGTGGGATCACCTGGTCGGCAACACTAAGACCAAAGAAGCGGTGTGGCATGGGGATCGGGATAAGAACAGAAAACGGCAAAGCGTCAACTTCTTCTTCATCCAGAATATCATAAGTACCAGAACCGGCGGCAGTGACCTTAACTAGCTCCGCAATTCCATCGCCATTTCTATCCGTTCGAATGTAACACTCGTATAGCCAGATCACGCGGCGTGAACGATCGTTCGTGTCGTCGCCTGTCGAGTTGTCTCCAAAATCGGAATCGTCCAGGCCTTCACGGATTAAACGCTCGGTGCTTAACTCCTCTTCGTCATAAGACGATAGCTTGTCAACCTTCTCCCGATCGTAACCCATGGCAATCAGGTCAGACTGGGTAACTCTAATTTTATGTCCAACAAACTGGGCTTCTTCAAGGGTTCGGGCTTTTCGCTCAATGAGGAAATCCTCCGGCGCGACTGTCTCAACTTTGACTTTGCCGGTTTTCTTTTCTTGGCGCAGTTTGACATCATGCAACCCCGTCGTTTCATCGAACGTGTGTTCAATCGCCTCAACGTCTGGGTTGTTCATCAAGAGGGTCAACTCTTCTTCAGTCAGACCTTCATAAGTCTCAGACGTGACATCGGTTCTTTCGTCCCACCAGAACTTAAAAACACCAACGCCACTTAACAATGCGTCCTTGAACGTTTCGTGAAGCAGTTGGAAGCCATCGTTCTGTTTAAGGAATACGTGATTTGCGTATTGGGTTGCCTGGTCAGCCGCCTGTTCGTCTTCAGGTCCAACCGGCTCAAAACGCACCATGTCAGATGTGCTTGTGAACGGTTTGAGCAATGGGGGGAGCATGGACTCAATTGTGTCCATAACATCAGTCGATATGATTTGGTTGCGCCCTTCAATCTCAGAGCCATCTTTATAGCCCAGGTATCGTTCCAACGCCTCTTCGCGGCGACGCTGAAGCTCACCACCATGATATCCGGCAGACGTGCGGATACCGTCGTTGACGATGCCTTTGAGTTGTTCAGTCGTTACCTTTTTAAATTTAGCCATTTAGACGCAACGTCTTTTGATCAATTGCTTTTTGTTGAGCCTTGGCGTCACGCGCCTTGGCCTCTGGGATGTCAGCCGTG